GAATTATATGCTTTAAATGTAGTGAACCCAGCGGCACCATAGAATAGTTTATTAACAGTATTTGTTATATCACCAACATACAATGCCCATTCTCCCCACCCTTTAGAGACTAAAGATATTAAACCTCCTTCGTGTCCACTCCCATCATCTAAATTTTTACAAGATAAGGCTGTTACTGAACCAGCACCTCCTACCCCTAACGCTGTTATATTTGATGTAACATTAGCGGTTATATTTCTACTGCTATCAAGCCTCATCCCCTCAGTCGGCGTAGCCCCATCGCTTCCGTCATTAGTATAAAATATTAAATCTGTTTTTTGGTCTGTGTCTCCACCGTCATTACTAGCCTGTATCATCGCCCCAGTATAAGGAGCTTCGGCGAGTGTAAAACCATTAAATATTAATTTGCTCTCTGAACCACCTTCGGTATCTTCAAATGTTGTATTTGTTAAAGTGAAATATGGTGTAGTCCCTGATAATCCTAAAGCGGTTGCAGTTAGATTTAATCCCCCCGATGAATAAATATCAAGTTCAGTATTCGCATTATCCCAGCTGATATAACTATCCGTATCAGCCGAACCGCCAAAGGCTAATTTCTTATTATCGTTTAGATAAACAACTCCAGCAGGTGATAAAAGTATATTGCCCGAAGTTGTTGTCTTTATTTGCAGTAGTCCGCCTGTATTATTTAAAACTGTTTGAGCTCCGTTATTCGTCCTTTCTAGGGAAGCAACCTTTGTAGCTCCGTCATACATCGTAAAACCCTGTGTCACCTCTCCTGTGCCCTCTGTGTCGTTGTCTATACGAATTTCTGTAATAGCGTCTTGGTCTTTTTCTAAATGTATCAAACCGCTATTTACTTTTAAATCTCCTGATGAAGTTATTGCCCCTGAACCAATAGTCCCTAGCGTAGACGCCCCTGCTCCTAAAGTCCCTGATGTTGAAATATCTCCTGTGCCTAGTGTTAAATCTAAATCTGTTCCCGTTATATTACCAACTGTTAAAGTATTCGTATCATCATCAAAATTCAAATTCGCATTATCTTCTGCTAAATTGTGATTACTGTCAATGAATAAAATTGAACCTATATTAAAATCATTCAATACTAAATCATCTATGTTTGTCCCATCTAGTTTTAAATAATTATCATCTAAAGAAATATTAACCTCTGCATTAACAAATGAACCATTTACCTTACGGATAAATTCGTCAGTAGCAGAATTATCTAACTCATATAATTCAGTTATCATCTCAATTTCTTCATCTGTAGATTGTTCGCCTTGAACTGCTATATGGGACATAATTTTATTTACCTATTATTCTATATCTAACATAACCATTAATTTCCGCTGTAGCATCAAGATTAATTTGAAAAGCTGTTTCTGGCGACATAGTAAAAATGCCATCTTGATTTTGTGTAGTATTTTCAATGGTATATGCTTGTTTTGCGTCTAATGGATATACTCCTGTTAAAGCTGTAGTGCCATTTTCTAAATATACGCTTACAGCTGTTGTAGGTATAAAATCTATATGATCTATAGCAATATATCCTTGTGAAGGTGCTGCTATAATTTCGTTATGCCCTGAAGCACTGCAAGATATAACAGCCGATTGTTGTTTCTCAAATGTAACTGCTGACATATTATTATCGGGGGGAGAACCAATGCTCTCCCCCATTATTTAAAGTTATTAAGCTAATTTCTCTGATGTAATAAACCATTCTATTCCATCGCATTGTATAGTTACTGTATCGTAATCAGCGTCTATAGAAGCATAAGTATTAGAACCATTTATTGTTTCCGCTCCGCTACCAGCAATAGTAATAGCGTTAGCATCCGCGTCATTCTTAATGAATGTGTACCAACCGCCTGCGCCAACCGAAGCAACAGTAGGTAAGGTTAAAGTATAAGCACCTCCAGCAGATGTGCAGAATACAACCTGTCCTTCCGCATCTCCCCAAGTAAGTGTAGCTGTTGTAGTAACTGGTGACCCTACATTGGTTTGATATGCTAAGTTCTGAACATTGAAGTTACCAGCACCATTAATAGCAACTGTAATATCTCCAGCGACACCATCTGCGATAGTAATACTACCTGTATTAGTACCTTCGTTAGTATCAAGAATTAAGTCAGATGTGCCTAAAGTCGTTACATATCCATTAATTGAACCTAAGATACTTTCCGATGAACCGTCCCAGTAAACTAACTGGTCTGAACTATTGATTGATAATCCCCATCCCTCATCATCAGTAGAATAAGGATTTGAAGAATGTGTTTTATCAAATCTCAATAGTCCTTGTTTTAAATTAATATTCTTTGGATTAGAATATGTTTTTCCGTATATTGTTGACATATTTTGTGAAATTAACCAAGTGTATAGAGTATTAATATAATTTATATTTCACCCACTGCAATAGTTAATTAATTAATTTTTTAGTTTGCTCCTTTTATAGAATTACACAATGCACATAATGGTTGTATATTTAAAACAATAGTTAATCCATTTTTTGAAATTGGAATAATATGGTCTTTTGTTAATTTTTTCTTTTTTCCACAAATTGCACATTTATAATTATATTTTTGTTTAATTTGTTATGGGCTGGGAGAATAGACATTACCCATCCTCCCACTTACGGAAGCTATCACCCACTATTTGACAATATCACCATTGATTAAATTATTAAGAAGTTGTACTGTCGCCTGCTGAGAAAACCCAAGCTCTTGCTACATCATTATGTCCTTGTCGGAATAATGTGTGTCCTCCAAACTGCATTTCTCTTGTCTTATAAACTACATTTACAGGGTCAAGATTGTTAGCTTCTGATTCAATATGTTGAAAACCATATTCATCACTTAATGCTTTTGAGCTATCGAACATTCCCCAATACGCGTCTTGTGTAAGAAATTCATTAGTAATAATTTTAAAAGCAGGAAGTGCTGAACCATCATTATCATTACTTTCTGCAATTTTACCACTCTTAATTGCTCCCAAAATTTCCATAGCTTTATGGTAAACACTAGAACCAGTTTTACAGATTAAAGTGTCTAAAGTTATAGGGTCTGGGTTGCCTCGTGGGTCCACTAACAAAGAAGCTGTGCGATTAGCGGCTTTATAAGCAGCATAATCAAATGGTAAAGAATAAGTAGTTCCGTCATAAACAACATTGTTCATATTAGTTCCACCGTCTTCTCTTGTGTGTGCTGTTGACCAAGGTTCTACAGCATCTCCACCTGTAATTGTAATAGTTTTATTTCGCCCTATACCATAATGTGTATAAGTTGTGCCAAAACCATTAGTTAATCTTTCAGCAGCTAACTTTTCTTTCTTTCTATTCAATGCTTTTGCAATTTCTGCTGCGATACTGTCCAGTTTTCTTTTCTTAATCCCAAATTTCCCAATATTTGTTACTACTCACTAAATATTTGATTTTAATAATTTTGCTTTACCATTCCTATATTGAGAATGGTAACACATATGTTCTTTATGTGTTGCAAATAAATATAGATTTTCAGAACGATTATCATTCCTTTTAAAGTTTATATGATGTATCACTTCTATTTTAGTTAAATATTTTCCAATTTTTTTCTCAACTACTATTCTGTGTTCATATATATAACCATTATGTCTAGCGAAAGGATGACTTTTATCATATACGAATACATATTTACTACTTTTACTTTCGTGTCCTCCACCTCTCCAAAAATGAGATTTAGAACCACTTTGAGATTTTGACAGACTTCTCCTATGTATATTATATTTTATCATCCACCTATGAACTGTTTTTAAATCCTCACCAATATATTTTCCTATCTCTGACAAAGATTTTTCTTTCTTTATATATTGTTCAATTAACCATTCCTTTGATTTTATTCCTCTACTACCACCAAATCCTCTTTTAGGAATATTTACTTTATTAAGCCATTGGTCAATAGTTTTTCTATCGCAACCAACTATCAAAGCAATTTCCCTTGAAGGTTTTTTATTAACAATATATTCATTAAATAACCATTCATAAGTTCTATATTTTTTATTAACATTTAGAATTTTAGGCATATATTTATTTATTACTTATAGACTAAGTATATACCAAACTTCCAAATTAGTCAAACACTTGTAATGAGCGAACTGGACATTTCTGCCAGTTTCTCTATGTCACCATAGAGTTCGGACTATCCCTTTACCCTCTATAAAAGTAGGGTATCCTTATTATAGTCTCTGAACGTCCCCTTAGTGGGTTTCGCTGCGGATTGTCTCTATTTTAGAGGTGTTCCCGCAATTTAAAGGATTTTTCTTGTAAAATTACTTAAACAAGAGCGCCGAAATTTAACGCTTTATAAGAGAAAGGGACTAAAATGTCAACTGCTTCCTGTTCATAGCTCTGGTCAAATCCTTGAATAAGATTATCTTCTGTAATTTCAGCATTTTCATCAGTAAATTCTGCTTCTTTTAAACCAGATACAGAACTATCTTTTTCATATAAATCTTCAGTTGTTCTATAATTATAAAATTGTTTAAGTTTCAAATCTACCATTGAAGCTTTTTTCCAAATTTTTTGTATTGCAAGATTGGTAGTATCTGCAATTTGTCCAATATTTAATACTGACATATTTTTTTTAAAAAGTTAAGATTAATAAATTGCTATTAAGCAGTTTTCTTGAATAAATCAAATTCTCCAACGATTTCTTTACCTGTATTAATACCTTTTGTTCCAGTTTGTAAAAAACAAGCCTCATCTGACGCATCATCTGTGCCTGTGTTATTCACAGTATCGTGATCCGTTAATAGCATTCTTTGATAATTATGTGTAGCAGCTGAATTGCTTGCTGAACCTACAGTATAAACATCGCCAGGCATTATTCTATCTATTAATACTGTAGTATCTGATGTAGTTGTTGCTTCTTTTACTATTCCAGCTACATCATAAATTTGAGTGCTTGAAGTAGCTTTTTCTACTTTATAAGCAGTTCTGCTATAAGCAACTAAATCTCCTACAGCTAATGCTAAAGATGATATAGTCCTATTAATAGCTCCGCGGTCTGAACCGCTAATCCTTGAAAAACCAGCCATATAATTAAGGTTTAAGCTCATAAAAAAAACCTACACAAAAGCAGGTATTTTTTTATTTGCTTTAATGTTAATGATTAATAAATCTAACTAAAATCTTCATCCGCAAAACCTTTAAACATTTTCCTAACATCTGGGTCAATGTCTTTAGGCTCAACAGATTTAGTTTTAGTTCCGCCTGAATGCGAAACACTTTCAATTTTTTGAACTTTAGCATTTTGTTTTTTAATATCGGCTTTAATTTCTCCAAATTCATCAATTACATCTCTATTTACTTTAGAAAATATTATTGATAATGCTTTATGTGATTTACCAGCTAAATTATAATCATTAACTAGTATCTCATTAAATCTTCCCCAGCGAATATCATCTTTGTCATTCTCTGGTTTATATTCTGGATTATTATCAATAAAATCATTTAAAGTGTTATCAACCATTTCTTTATATGTATTTTCTTTTTTTACATATCCTTTTTTATCTGCAAATACCTCAAACATCTGTTCCATCTTGGAAAGTTCGTCATCACCATATTCTTCTTTTAGTTTTTCTAATCTTTCATTAGGTTGATTATTTTTCTTTTCATAAACTATATTTTTATCTATAGTTTTCTTTTTTTCTTCCCTTAATTCAGCCCGTGCTTTTGTTAATTCAAAACGCATTGCTCGTTCTTTAGGTGTCTCACCTTCGACATCTTTAATTGTCAATTCTGGAGAAGGTTCAGAAATTTCTTCTTGAGGTTCTTCTTCTTTTTTTTCGTCAACTATAGTATCAGTTTCTTCATCCACTGGAGGTATAACTACCTCATCTAAATTCTCTTCAACAACTTCTTCTTCCTCATTGTTTATTTTTACTTCTCTATCCATAAATTTACTTCGTTTATTTTACATCTCGAAAGCAAGATGAATTATGAATTAATAAAAAAGACTACTCTGATATTGAGTAGCCTTTGAGCTTTACACCTAATATTAACTGCGAGGGAAATACTAGATATAAAGTTCAAAAGAACTCAATATCTCTCGCAGTTATTTGTTTGTTTGTTTATTTTAATTTACCTTTTAAGGTTATTACATTTCTATCAGCTAGAGTAAATTCACCAGCATCATCTTTTTTCTTAATCTCTTCAGTCAAATAATCAACTGTAATCTTATTAACTTCTATATCTTTTATTCCACCTTTTTCATCGTTCCAAGTCCAATTCATTCCGCCATCACTTGTTTTAACTTCCTTTTTCTCTGCAGTTTTCCACTCTTCCTCTGTTATAGGAAACTTTTTAATATCTTCTAAAATTACAGATAATTTATCAAGACTACCTTTATAAGCATTCAACATTGTTAATGAAAATAATCTCTCTGAAATATTTAATTTAATTGTCATAGGTTTTTTGTTTTGTATCTCCCAGTATTTCCAAATGAGAAATATAATTAATGTTATTAATATTATTCTATTCATTAGATATAACAAATCCGTTAAGGATATGTTTATTTTGTGGGTCTATTTTTATATAATCATTTAAATTACTTAATTCTCCGTTATTAACTAAATCAGCAATTTCTATATTTATTCTTTTAAGTTCAGTCTCCATAATTTCTTTTCTTACTAAACGATTTTTAATTTGTTTCGTAATATGCAATAATTTCTCATCTTGTAAAATTCTTTCAGCTTGTTTTTTTTGTTCTTCGAACATAATGTTTATTTAATTGTATTCCCCTAATACAATTAATGTTATTATTGTTTAAATTTGAATTTCCTATCATATTTTAAATTTGTTGCAACTCTTTTGCACCAGTCATCTATTCCTTTTGCTATGCTATTCGGTTGTAGTGATATTGTCCGTAAATCTAATTTGTAAAAATCTTTTTGAGCTTGTATCATATTTGATAATTTATCAGGCACTTTAATTGTAAAAGTTAAACCTCCGTTGCTATCCTTATCAGGAAACTCTAATTTGCATTCAAAACCGTCCTCTACTGCAAAATGCTCATTTACTATACTTTGATACGCTGGCGGTAGGAATTTATCATTTATAACTGCCATAGGGTCATCTTTTAACTCTACTTTCTTTTCAACTACTGCTTCCTTATTCTGCATTTTCTCCAATATATCTATAATCTTATTCTGTGTATCTTCCACTGATGATTTAAATTCTTTAAACTCATCTTTAGATACATTGTCTTCTACATACTCAATTTTAGTATCCTCTGGTAATGGATTACTAAAAGTTGTTGACTGCTCAGATAATGATGAAATAGATGAATTTGCTTTTTTTGTAGCGGCTATTTTTTCAGCCATTCTTTTTTTTGCTTCGTCATTCATAGATTTACTTCGTTTTATTACTCCCCGAACGCAGGGAGATTATGAATTAATTATATTATTTTACTCCTATAAAATGTTTATCTATTTGTTTATTACTTAATTGCAAATCTTGACTAAACTTTAATTTATCATACACAGTTTCTGCCATTGGGTATTCATAAGTAGTGTTAATCAACTCACCCCGTTTAATATTTTTTTTCGCCCGTATCTTCAATAATCTTTTAACCATTACTACTTTAGTTTCAACTACTGGTATCAAATCGCATTGCTGGTCTTCATCACCGAATAACATCATCAGTGAATATAAATCTTGTCTATCAAGTATTTCTGTCTTATCTCCTATAGTTATCTTAAACTTTTTAGCAGGTTGGACATCCTCATTCCAGTTAGCCTCTATCTTTAATTTCCCAAACTTGAATAATGTTGGTTCTGACATCATATATTATCATTATAAAAACTTATTATCATATCTTTTCCTTTAAATAAAGTCTTAGTTATAAATTTTATAATATATTTAGGAATTATATTATTATTTTCAAAACCTAATAATGTATATAATGGCACACTTCCTTCTAATATGCCTTGCTCATACATATCCATAAATCGTAATCGCCATTTCTTTGTGTCTAATAATTTTCTTAATCTATCACCATTATTTGTCTTTACTTTTTTAACTCCACTATTTGTTATTTGGAAATATGCCTCTTCTGCTGAAATACCATCTTCTACTGTATTATCTTTATAATCGCAATTTGCTAAAGCGAAATAATCTAAACATTCTATTTCGTTTAATTGTTTTGTTGATAAATCCATTATTCTTTAGCGGCTTCGTCTAAACCATTTAAAAA